GTGGATAACTCCACTCGTTCATGCGAGGCCCCAGACAAGTCTTTACTGAGACCCTGGACTTCGTGTGATCTACGCTAGGTAACTCCATACCCGTTCTTTTCAGTTGATGGATTAGTACATCATCGATAAGAAACACATGCATGTTGAAGGGATGATTCCTCAAGTCCCCTTCCGTATGAATTAATACGGTGTGCATGGGTCCTAGCTATGGTGGTAAGACCACTCTGGTCGACACTATCTGCAGAACGTTGGGCTCCGCTACATCTCGCAAATATTTGTAGTTTACCCCATTTAGAAAGGAACCAGCCTGTCAAGCCTTTCAGTCCTGTAGCTCTAGTTAGATCGGACCACTAGACGAATATTATCCATATCTTATGAACAATAAAAGTACCAATGGTAAAATCACCAGTAACCTTCGATGGATTCGTAAGCGTGAGCTTCGATTCTTTATGATGGTTCCTGTGTGGCTAATGGGACTTCGGGCATATTGGAAGACTTGTTTCCTTCCGATCCATGATAAAGTCCTGAAACTATGGAAGGTAAATGGTAGCCTTTGGCTAACCCAGTACCTTGCCTTGGTCTCTCGGATTATTATTCTTTGGATTGGTGGGGAGGCTTACAAAGAGACAACTTCGTCAGTTCGAGTTGGCTTAAGCCGACAAGGTCTGCCCTTATTGTTGCCTGGACCGCTTCGGAAGATCTTCCTCCTCTTACGAGGTGAGGATCATGCCTTCGCGTTAAAGGTAATTCGGGTGACTCTGTCTATGCTTTCGGTTTACCGTGTTATCGGCTGTGTTCCTCAAGTTAAGTTGTCCACTATTACGGATAGCTTTACTGGGGTTAATGCCACACTTGCCCTTTGGGAAGTGAGTCAAGCTGTTAATATGGTTCCCAAGAGCCTTGTTCTTTTACAAGCTACATGGAAATACCTTTCGGAATCGGCGGGTCCAAACTTCAAGAAGTCAACATGGTCTGCTGGGCTTGATGCGTTAGCTTTCCTTTACCATCCACTTGTGTGGTGGCATTGGTTAACTATTGCATTTGTCCAACGTGCATGGGTCTTATTGATGTGGAACCTTTTCACCATTCTGGTGAGCCTTCCTGTGGTTCCATTATTAATCGTGATCGGGAAAATACCTAAGAAACTCGGTAAGCTCGTTACATTGTTTGAAGCTCGTGGAAAAGTCCGGATTGTCGCGGTTACGGATTGGTGGACTCAAGCTTTGCTTAATACCCTCCATTCAGCAATCTTTGACATTCTTAAGACTATCCCGCAAGATGGTACATTTGACCAATTAGGTCCTGTGCACCGACTTCTAACATATGTTCGTGCTTCTGGGTCTCCGGTGTTCTCCTATGATCTCTCAGCTGCGACGGATCGGCTTCCCATTGCATTCCAAGTTCAAGTATTGAAATCCTTCGGGATTCCATATGCTGAATCTTGGGCTGCATTGCTAGTCTCGCGTCCATGGTATCTTAAGGATCAGCCTATTAAGTATTCCGTTGGCCAACCGATGGGTGCATTGTCATCTTGGGCGATGTTGGCGTTATCTCACCATATTTTGGTGCAGATTGCTTCAGCTCGTGCAGGTGTCAAGGGGTGGTTCACTCACTATGCTCTTCTCGGTGATGACATTGTCATTGCTGATGAGAACGTGGCTAAGTGCTACCTCTCTCTTATGCAATCTCTTGGTGTTACCATTAACCTTTCAAAATCTTTTGAAATGGCTTCTGGAACATTGGAGTTTGCGAAGAGATGGATTAGTCCGACCCTAGGGGATTTATCCCCTATGGGACCGGGTCTTATCCTTGCAGTCATTCGAAATCCGCGGATGCTCAGTACTCTGATTCAGGATGCCCTGAACCGAGAGTTTGTCTTTTCCTCGCACGTTGTGTGAGATCTAAATCGGATTATGAAATTCCTTCGTCCCAGTTCCTGGGCGAAGAAGTTCCGTAATCCGATTCTTTCATCGGTTATTGGACCTACAGGTGGTTTATGGGATACGGCCAGTGGGCTTTATTATAAAGCTGTCTGGATCGGTATATTCCCACACCTTATGGCTGACAAGTTAACACATCTTACGGAATTACTGTTCCGTGATATGGCCCTTGCGCAGTCAGCCCCCGAATCCGGGAGCGTTCAGACGGATCGCCTTGTTTCCAACTTTTGGAATGAGGCTCTCCTTCTGGGTCGTAACCTTTGGGGGTGGATCTCAGCACCCTTGGTTCTTTGTTCTCCTGCCTTCTGGGTTTATTATGACCTAGCACTCAAGGGGGACGAGAAACTGGCAGCTTTCATTGAGGATTCAACCATTTATTACAATAAATGGTCTCTGATGACTCGTGATCTGTCGGGTAAACTTCATCCGAAGGCTGAACCTGTACGTTCCGTAAGGGCTTTAGCTATGGATCTTGTTAGAGATACCTTTGACTCTCGGTTACTTGATTGGAACCGGAAAGTAGCAGAGGTGATGCTCTCATACCACACTGGGCTTTGGTCTTCCTGGGACAAATATGTCGCAGTCGAGACCATGCTCCGTGAGGATAAAGAGCGTCGCGACCGAAATCGGTCACGCAATCTCTTCCGTAAGTTCTACAAAGTCATTCCTCTAAATCGCTCCTTAGTTCCTATCTCTCATGAGACTAGCCACAAACCCTAACGAGTTGGGTAAACTCGCGTCATGGCAAG